TGGTTTAATAATAGGCGGGTTTGCATTCGTCGGAGTTGAGCTATATTTTTACCTAAGTAAGCGCCAAAATAGTGGTGAAATCGATACTTCTTTGCCCAAGAAATAAAGCATGGTATACTATTGACAATACTTGTTGTTTGCGCTAAGATGTTTTATTATATAACTAAGATACATATGTTAAAAATACTTATATACACTGCACTTTTCCTTGCCCTCGCCTGGGTAGGACTTACCTATGGACTATGTCTAATAGGAGAGAAGATTGATAAGTCCAAGTTAAAAAAGAAAAAGGGTTAATCACCCTTTTTCTCTTGTCTGTTAAGTAAACCCCTTAGAAGGGCTTTTTCAGCTGGAGCAAATTTTGCCAACAAGTCACTAAATCTTGTCTTTATCTTTTGAAGTGCTGAAGCAGAACTAGTCAAAGCTGTAGGAGATTGGACTACCTTTTTACCCACAAATGCCCCAGCGGCTGTACCCAAATCACCCGCAGCAAATCCACAAAGATGCATTACTGTAGATATATTGAGTAATTTATAAATAAAAATAATATGTTAGAACAAATAGGTTGGGCCGTATTCGGTATAGGGGTAATCGTTTGGCTAAGGATTATTTGGATAGGATTCGAAAAAAGAAATAAAGACAAAACCACTAAAAATGATTAATACCTTTACCAAGGTAACTACAGAAAATTTAGCCACCTCATCCAAAGAGGTGTCTTTTTTTATCTTTATATCTTATTTCACAATAGATTCTATGCCCGCAACAATAGTCTTTGCAAGAGACGCAGAGACTATAACGCTAAAAACACAAAACCCTAGAAATAGCCCCACCTTTATAAGTTTCTTAAATTGTATATTTGCTAGTATGAGCATAATATATACTGTTGTGGGTATCTTTTTAGTGTCGTTGACACGTTTAAGAATTTTGTCTATATTAAAATCATCCATAATAATGGTTATAACACCTTCTGAGAGGACACCATCTCTACGACGAAGGTGTTTTTGTTTATTCTGTTGTTTGATTAATTGCTCCTAGTGTGGTTGCTCCGCCAATAGAAGCAGCAAATCCTTCCATAGCTCCTTTGACAATGTCTTTTTCTTTATCTGAAAGTTTTATCCCATTTTGAATTTTCTCTATAAGAACGTCTATCTTAACCCCATTTTTAAAGTTCCCAAATTTTTTCAACATTGGGACAATAATTTTAGGGTTGACCATTATTGCACCTAATACAATTGGCATATTCCCTAATGCAACACCAGTAACTAAAGCAGCTGAACTAATTGCAGATCTACCATATGCACCAACAACATTTCCAGTTGCATATTCAACATCTTCAAGTGATTTTAAAATTTTAACTTCTTCTCCAATATTTGGATATATCTCTTCCAACCTTCTTAGCTGTTGATCTTTACCTTTTCCTGTCGCGTTTGCAATACGATTAATCGCAGCATCCTTAAGGTTTCCTTCTTTATCAAGAAGATCTTTTTTAAGTCTCTCTAATGTTCTTTTTTCTGGCGCAAACTGTGCATCGAGATCAGCGAGGCCTTCGATCTGATCTTTTCCAAGCTGATCATGAAATCTACGCAATTCCTTAGAAACTGCATTACTAGCTGTAGTTTTTCCTTCTCCAAACTTAGCAATGTTATCTAGTGCTTGCCGAGCATTTAAAAATTCATTAGCATCCATAGATCCAACATTCCCAAATGTTTCTAAAAATTCAGAAATAGCATTTTTATCTGCTTTACTCATTGGTCTACTTTCTGGTGTAGTTTGCACTTTTCCTTCTGAGTTTACTCTTAAACCAAATTTATCTTGTAAAAATTTTTCATACCCACCTTTAGGGACTTGTACTACTACTGGTTTTTTTCTAATTTCATCGTACTTAGACCCAAGCTCACCAAGATCATCAATTCTCTTATCTAAGGCTGTCTTTACTTTTTCGGCTAATGTAATACGTCGTAGACCTTCAAGCTCTGCTTTACTGAAAGATTCAGGAGCTTCTATAAGAGTTTTAATAGTATCTGGTTTTAGCCCAGTAATCTGAGAGACTGTAAAATCCCCTATATTCCTTGCAGTGTCTACTGTTGGTTCTACTAATTTACCTCCAGTATTTACGACGGTTGCCATCCCTTTAACCCCAGACTTACCTACAGTCTGCCCAACCTTAGCTCCACCTAAAACAGGTAAAATACTACCAATATTCCCTAGCCCTTCTAAAGTTTCAGCTACACGAGGGTTTTTATCCTTAAACGAAGAATATGCTTGAGAAAGTTTTTGTAGCAAGCCAAGTCCTTTTTTCCCTGTTTCAGTCTCTAAGAGTTTTCGACCAGTTTCTTTAACTGGTTCTGGGGTGAGCTCTACCAGGGTTTCACCAGCAATATCTCCTACTCCTCCGATAACATCACCAACCGTTCTTACACCAGTCTCTAATGGGGTGATATCACCAGATGCCGTCTTACTAAAAGTTTCTTTAATGTCTTGCCCCCTCTCACTTAACCGAGAAGAGATCCTATCCAATAGTGATTCCTTTAAAGCCTCTTTCTTTCTACTCATTAAATATTCGCCAACAGTCATTTTGTTTTTATCTCTTTTCTCAAAATATTCTGCAGCTCTTTGTTTTTGTTCTGCTGTTAACGCCATATTAAACAAATGATTTAAGTTTATTATATATTTCTTTTGGGTCCATATACTCCCCTGTTTTTGTTTTTACTGTGAGGTCTAAATGGCTTCCGTCCCCATTTGGTCCTGGGATTGTCTTCCCAGTGTTACCTCCCAGACCAACCACCTGCCCAGCCTTCACTCGATCGCCTTTTTTAACACGATACCCATCAAGATGAGAAAGCCAGATAGAATTTCCTTTTGCATCAGTCACTCTCACTTGCTTACCGAAACCACCATTATTTCCAACAAATTCCACAGTTCCATCTACTGGACTAGGCACAGGATCACCCTTCTTTAAATCGATATCTAGTCCGTGTTTCCAAAGCGGTGAACCAAATCCTGTTATTTTACCTAGACTAAGTACCCCACCTTCTACAGCTTGGTTCGTGTCGCTGCCAACCTGATTAAAACTTCTCTCTGAAGAAAATCCATAGCCCTGTTCCTGTCTATACTCAGCAAACCAATCATCCAAATCATCATTTGGTCCAGCGCCAACATCGTCTAAAAAATCATCCCAAGCTCTTCTCTCTTCTGCACTTCCCATTCTTGTAAAAGAAGTGAAATCTGCATAGACTTCTTTCTTTTTCTCGTTATATCTATCTTGCCCAATAGCATCAATTAAATAATTTTCTAAATTTCTAAGTTTTTCAGTGTTTGTTTTGTCTGTTCTAATCCCAGATGGTAATAATCTTAAAAATCGCTTTTCTTCATCGGATGTAATAGCACCACCTGAACGCAGACGCCCAATTACATCGGTAAGATTATCCTCTGCCTGCTTATAAATCGCATCATTAAACTTGCCCCGCCCAAACGATGCTGCTAATTTATCTCTTAAGGTACTAACATCATTTAAACCACTAATAACTAAAGATTCTAACTTTTTCTGTTCAGTAGAAATCTTTTTCAAACTTGCTGGTTCAACACCTCCTGAAAGCTGAGAAGCATACAATCTTAACTCAGATTCACTTTTGTAACCTTTATTTACAGCATCTTGTATTTGTTGAGGTGACAGTTGCATTGCTGCACCTTGTAAATCAGACGCTCTTATTTTCAATTCTTCAATATCAAGTTCATTCTGAAAATCTAACTGCTCTTTCTTTAACTGAAATTCTCTTTCTGCCAAAGATTGTTGAAAATTTCTATTTTGAATAACAGATTGAGTATTTAAAAGATCATATTGCCCCTTCCTTTGGTCTAAAGAAAAACTTTCTAATTCATTAGCTTTTTGTTTTGCTAAAGAGCTTAGCAGGATTGAGCTAACCCCCAACTCATCTGCAAGAGAGTTGACTTCTTCATCAGAAGGCCTAATAACATTAAAATTTTCATCCAAAGAAACAAGATCCGATATCACAATAGAAGCAAGCTCACTCTCTTGTTCTTTCAAACTATTTTCTAGCTCCAAATTAAATTTAAATGCCTCTCTCTCATCTTGGATTGCTTGTCTAGATCTTTGATATGCTTGTTCTTCAGCTTGTTTGGCCAAAGCATATTGGTTCAAAAGAGTCTCTTGTTTTTGTTGTTGAAGTGCATTAATTTTGGTAAAACTTTCATTAAACATCTTCCAATCACTCTCTAATGCTGCACTTTTAGCTTGTCCAATTAGTCCTTGTCTTTGTACTTCAATGCTATTAAGTCTAGCTAAACCTTCACTCTCTTCTTTACCTAGGATAGAAGATTGAATTTCAGGTGCATACCTAGCACGACCAGAACGAAACCCCAACTTTGTTTGTCCACCTAATCTAGCTTGGTTTAGTACTTTTTGTTCCCGAAGACGAGAATTCATCGAATCATTGATGTTATTAATAATTCCCGTTAGCTGTGCATCAGCAAATTCCTTCATCTTTTCATATTGATCCTGTACGGTCTGAATCTGTTGTTCTTGAAGAGCGTTGGTGTTTTGAAACATTGTTTTAACCTCATCAGGAAGATCTGCAGATGGAGAACTGATTGGTTGTTGTTTAGGCTGGATAGGTGCTTGAACTAAAGGCTCTTTCACTTTTGGGGTGCTAATTTGAGCGGGGTTAAGATCTTGTTTAGGTAGTCCAATGATTTCATACCCACCTGCTTTATATCCTTCAGCCTCGTCAGCACTAATATCAACATCAATAAACTTCCCAGTTCCAAACTGTTGCTGTTCTTCAGCGGTTGCTAATTTTCTTGCTTTCAACGTTGCCATAATTATTGTAGGTTAAAGCCTGTTAATTGCTCCAACATTTGTAAGTTCTTTTGTGTCTTTTCTATTAACTTGTCTGGTGTGATCACAGTTACCTCCTCTTTTAAAGGAGTAAAACCTGGAGCTTGGAGCTGGTTAATTATTAGTTCTGGTTGGTCTATTTGCATATAAGTAGGGTTAATCTTTATATGCCCCACCAAGATGATGGGGCTTAAAAGGTTAAGCTTTAATTGTTTGAACAATGACGTTTCTTACTGTAATTGTATTTGTTGCTGAAGTGCCTGAAGAATCTATTGTTATATCTAGTGTAAGAGCCCCTGTGCTATCTTCTGCTGCAGTTCCAGACGCATAACCATGTAAGCGATGGGAAGCATTCGCAGTTGTTTCTGCCTCTGGATCGACAATATTTGCCCTAATTGAACCTGACTGTGCACTTGTACCCCCATCTCCGAAAAGCTTAGCAATAATCCTACCTGATGTCGTAGTAATATTAGCAGCCCCAACTGTTAGATTAAATGTTGCAACAGTAGTACTCCCATACTTTAGTCTAAAAGTTTGAGTATCCCCTGATAAAGCTCCATAACTGCTTACATCCATATCTACCATCACAGCATTAGCGGAGCCTAGAGTGTTGGCTGGGATACTTACAGAATACAGACTAGTCTCTGAGGCTGTATTTGCAACTGTAGTCGCAGTTGAATCAGAATCAATTAGATCCCCCCCAGCAGTAGCCCATTCTGGAGCTGTTGCTCCACTATTTACTGTATAGACTTGCCCAGCAGTCCCAATTGGTAATCTAGTCAAATCTGCCCCATCAGAGTAAACAGTATCTCCTGCTATCGTAAGATTTAGAAATTCATCAGCAATATCACCGCTAGCATTGGCTCTGATTAATTTACTCGCTGAGCTAGTTGCGCTCGTATCATCATTTGTAACGAATTTATTACTTGTACTTGGTGTTCCACTAGTCCCTGCCATAGCAGCCTTTTCATCAGCAGTAGCAACAGATTTATAATATGAAGGAGTAAAATCAACCTCTGTGGCAGATACCGCTTGTCCTACTTGAACACTTTTTGTACCCGCAGAATTAGATAAAGTACCAGCAGTATCAGAAATAAACACAGCATCCCCTGCTGAGAAGCCACTCTGTGCATTGTCCCTACCTGATAGTAGAACTCCTCCAGTAATAGCATTACCATCTGTTCCTGCACCTTGAGCAATACCTAATTGAACATTCTCACTTGTAGCTGTAGCACTAGCATCAGCTAGCTTCCATTCATTATCAGTTTCATCAAGGTATACACAGTCTCCATCAGTAATAGTTGCACCTGCAGTAGCAGCTACTACAATACGATTAATACTTACTGGAGTTCCACCAGCAGTATCGTCTACGTACTTTTTGGTGGCTAGCTGTTCATCATCAGTTGGTGCCGCTACAGCACTATCCATTTTTGGATATTGTGGGTTTGTAAAAGTCCACGTACCTGTAACTGTCTCGTCATTATCCTTAGCACCAAGTTCATTATAGAATGGAGCTGAATTAGAGATCCTGAATAGACTGTTTCCTGCATGGGATTTTTGCAATGCAGCGACATTAGTATAGGGTGCAGCGAAGTCTAATCCCCGAGTTACACCAGTAAGTGTTGCCGTCCCATCTCCATTTTGGGTTATTCCTGTAAAAGAAATGTTTTCTTCTCTTGCAGTACCTGGCTCTAAAACACCGTATCCTGTGTCCCCAAAATCAGCCATGACAACTGTATCGTTACTAACGGCAAATTTCATCGACTTAAGTACTATTGTTGTATCTGTTGTTGAGATACCTGATCCAGCCAAGAATAAATCTTGTAGCTGAACGAATTGGTGGAAGTCTGCGCACATACGTTATATAATGTTGTTATTAATTATTAATTTATTTTTATGGCTCAACCGCCAGTAAAACTTAAGTGTAAAACATGTAAAACAACCTTTGATTGCCCCTACAATAAACGAAACGAAAGGAAAAATTGCTCTAAACAGTGTGCAATCGATTCGAGAAAAAATAGCATAACTAAGAATTGTATTATCTGTACCAAGGTTTTTAAAATTCCGAAATCCAGAGAAAAAAGAAAATACAAAATAAGGTGTTGCTCTAAAGAGTGTGGTTGGAAACGGGAAAGACGAAGAAAGTATTTTCCTTGTGAACACTGTGGTAAAAAAATTTTTGCGAAATTGTCTGCCTTTGCGATTGGTAACCCACGCTTTTGTTCTAAAACCTGTTTTGGTAAAAAAAACAGAAATGAGAATAATTACATTTGGAAAGGTGATGATGCCTCTTACAACGTAAAACACAAATGGGTAAGATACCACTTTGGCTCTGCTAATCATTGCGAAGATTGTGGCCTTGACACCTTGCCACAAAGCAAGAAAAGGTTTTTTGATTGGGCTAACATTAGCGGAGAATACCTGAGAATCAGAGAAGACTGGAGACAGCTTTGTAAACCTTGTCATAAATTGTTCGATGCTAAATAGCATATATCGCTAAGTTAAGTTATTTTTTAATGTCTACTGGTTTATTAGTTGAAAGTGTAACGTCGCTACCAAAGGCAATTATTTCCCATTGAAAATCAATATCATTCGTACTAAATTCATAGAGTTCTTCATAGAAGTCTTGCCGTTGTTCAGTATGAATTACTCTAAATTTACTGACTTCTGACTGAGCATTTCCTCCTCCGAGAGGTTGTTTACCCAAGCTTTGTTTACCAAGAGCCCCACCAATATTAGAAGTAAAAATAATATTCGCATCATCACCTTCAATCGTTTCTGTGGATGTTGCAGTGTAACCTTCATAATCCAATAGAACTTTACGAGTTAATTCTGTACTTGTACCGATATACCCTTCCAAGTATGTTTCGGTATGAGATTTCAGACTCACACGATCTCCATAGTTCATATAGCTAAACCGTGCTATTGCATTGATTGCATTATCATTGTCGTTATATCCTTGAAAAAGCTTATATGTCTCAGGGACTACGTTACTATGTAAACATAGATCAGAGCCTATAATAGCTAGTCTCCCTGCTGGCATATCCCATGGTGCTTCCCAAAAACCTTTTTCTACATTGTAAACAAGCAACTTGGATTCTTCAGGAACAGCAATGTACAAATTATTTTTGTAGTACTTCACATGAGCCCCAGTAAAATTGTAACTATCAAAATCAGCTTTGATTCGATCACTTATCGGTTTGGATTGAGGAGTATTTACATCCTGCACTCGCCCTAAAAAGTCCAATGTGGGCTCATTACTAATGAACACAGTAAAGTTTTTGATCTTCCCTATTGCAGACTGACTGACAGCACCTTGTAATGGACTGTTTTTTAGAGGAACAATATTTAGATTCTCTTTAGTAAGATCAGCCGAAAGTACAAACTTTGTTTGATACCAGAAATCTTTACCAGCACTTATTCGAAGAAACTTCTCCCCATCACCATCAGTAGAGACATCAAAGCCCACAGGAGGAGCATCAAGTGTAAGAAGGGCTCCTTCTCCAGGAAGGCGAGGGCTACTAAAAGTGTAATCTGTATAATCATCGTTAGCAGATACATAAATTTGTCTACTATTTAATGACCCCACAAATACTTGGTTATCTAGTACTTCAACAAGATCATTTTCTACGCCGCTAGCAGGTGAATTTGAGTTAGTCCTAAATTGTTGTACAGCAATATCACCATCAACAACCCCACCAACAGATGGATCAGGAGTAACCCCTGTGAGGGTATCTGTAGTTTCTCCACCTGTGTATGTATAAGCTGTTCCCCCAATGACGACTCTTCGCGTACCACTGGTAAAGAAGCCCCTTGCTGACCAAGAAGCAGAACCTTCTTTAGTAATAGTATTTGCAGTTACACTTGCAATCTCAGCAATACCACCAGACCATTCATAAACATTTGCATCACCATTAACAAAAAGTAAGGTATCATCAGATTCGGTAGAGTTATAAATCGGTGCAAAGTTGAAATCTACTGCTGACCAACTGTCGGCAACTCTTATCCAATCATCAGTACCAGTCCAAGATCCTGTTTCTCCAATGTCAGAGCTAAAGAATACTTCTAATTCATCATCATAAGATCTTAATGCAAGTTGTCCTATACGGAGCTTCTGCCACTCATAACTTGCTTCAATGGGGTTGAGTGTTGCATTAGCCGAGCCAAGTAAGGAGTAGCCCTTTCTAATTGCCACAGTGTCACCGTCTGTACTAACCACGTTCTTACTCCCTGTAACCAAAATACCTGGCTGCTGGTTAGTAACCTCTTTTTTGTTTTCGTATCCAATAAATTGGCTAACTACCTGGTATTTACTCATATTATGGTAAGAATTTAGCTGGTGAGCGTCTATTTAAACTGTAGTATGTACTTCTTGGTCTTATTGCTTCAGATAAGTACTGTTGTTTATATCTTCTTTTGGCTTTTTCATACTGTTGTTGAAAGTACTGAACATCTGCAGAACCACCCTGTTCTTGAATTTGTTGTGCTGCCATTTCTGCAGCTTTGTAGATAAAAATATTTGCTGAGTATCCTTCTAGCATAAGATTATCATCATCAGAACTAGTAGATTCAATATAAGAACCAGATGAATTTTGGAAGATTCGGTCAGAGTAATAATCTATTTCGAAAAGTTCACCTGTACTAAATGTAATGTTGTCTAATCTAATATCAGTGTCAGCAGTACCGTCATAGGTTACTGTAAACCGTAAATAATTCACTGAACTTGAAGTTGGACTTGCTGTCTGCGTTGCACCATTCCAATCAAAACGAACTAAATTCCAACCATCTTTAAATGACTCAAAATGTCCACTTGTCACAGTATCACTCCAATAATTTGTACTATCATCACCCCATCTAAGAATTAGATTAGTAACTGCAGACCCACTTGGAAGAAAAACCCAAGTAAAGAACGATCCAATATCTTCACCATCAGAAAGATCCACGGCTGTAATTGAACTACTCTCAATATACCCTGCAGTTGTAGCCCCACTAAGATCAAAATTTAATGAACCATCACCAGATATATAGTTATTGCCATCTTTTGTTAAATTAGTTGCATCACTCCCTACTGCCCAACCAGTTGTAGCATTTAGCGCATCTACAAGGATAGTATTTCCTACTTGCTTTGCAATCCTAAGAGTTTTAGTGCCATTTACATACTGAACACTAAATGTGTTGTCTACCTTAACAAGGTCAAACCCTACAGATTGAGATTGTGAAAATCTGTCTGTCCCACTTCTTCTTACTTGTTTTCTAATATCTAGGACTTTATCCATCTTTAGATCCGAAGGTGCTGAGTAGTCATACACCTTGTCATAAATTGTCGTTGCTGTTGTTGTTCGGCGCTTGGTCTCTTCAAAATCTATATCATGCAACACTTCACGAGCAGTACGGTTTAGGAGGTTAGTAATGTTAGCCACCTTTCCTGTATCTGTGATATGAAGCATTCCAGCTAGATTTGATTTTACGTTTGTTAGTGAAATAGGCATAAATCAATATTATATTCCCTCTGAGCGTGAAGTATCACGCCCAAGGAGACACAAAATGTATCAAGACCTCCCAAAGCGCATTCTTAGGCCGAAGGCCGTACTACGTGTACCCGTAGAGCCATCGGGAACCCGTCAAAAGGAAGTCATTTTTTTTCTAAGTAAAGCTGAAACAAAGCTCTTATCCCTGTTCTTATTGCGACAAAAAGGATACCAAACCACGATCCATCTTTTATGGTCTCTATTGTAATATCATCTAGATGCATCAAAATTTCTGTTGCAAAACCTGCAATAAAAGTCATCAAAGCACTGCGTAGATAGTCTTTCCACTCTTCTTTTAAGAATTTCATATTTCTTTCCCATTTAAGAATACTCTTTTCCTTGTAAACTCTGCTCTTATATACTTCACACCATCTCGGAAGTACGGCATTGGGTTTATTCTCTTCCCTTTTTTCCTTAACTCAATGTGTAGGTGGGCCCCTGTTGTAAATCTACCAGTGTTACCTGCCCAACCTATAATAGTCCCCGCTTTTACAAAATCTTTCCCTCTTTTTGTCTCCCAAGTGCTCGTTTTGCCATCACTCTTCCAAATTCTTAGTTCATCTAAATGGAAGTAAAACGATTCAAAATCTCCAGACTTAATTTTCATGTAAATACCTTTTCTTTTGTTATCATTATGTCCTGAAACTATATAACCATCGTGCATTGCTTTAATCGGGATCAATCCGTTCTCCTCAGGCTTTTCCCTCTTTGCTCGGGTGTAACCCTTTAGGTTATGATATATCCACTTAATTGGTCCTTTTGTACGGATATCTATCCCTTGATGCCCTTTAGGGCCATAAAAGAGTGCATTCCTATTTTCACCAAATAATTGATTTACAGTACAGGTATCTCCCTTGGTTAAAAATTTTCGAGGAATAGGGCAAATTAATGAAAAAACTTTTTTAGCCATACTAAGCTAGTCGTTTACTTGAATTATATATTTTCTTTTTAGGTTTTTTTTTCTTTTTCTTTTTATAAATCTTTATTTTTCCTGTTTTTTTGTTACGAATTTTTTTAATCATATTGTTCAACTAATTCTAAATTTCTTAATTCTTCTACAACCTGTGCTATATCAACCTGCGCAGTATCGGAACTTCTTTCAGACAAATCAATTACTTTTGTTCTTTCTAAGACCAAAAGTACAAGCGCTCCAACAATTAATAAAAGCGTTCCCACAATGCCCCTCACCATCCACTCTCTCCAGCGCTCAATGCTGTTCTTAGTGGCAATCCTATGACTATGATATTCCTCATACACTCGGTTGAAGTTGGCCGTGAGCATTTCATTAGTTTTTTCATTATTAAGCCCACGTTCTTCATTTTTGCCAATTCGGCCGTTCATTATAACTAATTGTTTATTTATTGCTTTAAGTTGCTCTAGCACCGTAGTGTCATTCTTGACTGATCCTAGGTGAAATTGATGGATCTCTTTTAATTCGTCATCAATTTTGTTCATAATATCCGCTCTGAGCTTGTGCAACTCACGTGCTGTTTCGTCACTCATTGTATTGTGATTACCTTTAGGGTTTTTCCTAAAATAGGTTTCATGTTCCCTGTCTGGATTCATATCTATTCAGATAAACTCGTCAGTTGAGAATGTATATGATCGCGTACTTCAACCAAGGTATTAAAATATGAAACGTCATCATCTGAACCATCATTAAATTGAAATAAAACCAAATAATCACCTTGAGTTTTTCCTTTTTGAGGTGTGACTTTTAATGTTTCTAACATATATAAAAATTATTTATAAAACTAAAATACTTGCAGACTTTAAAACAGCCACAGATCCAGTAGAGCCTTGACCAATCCAAAATCTAACAAGACCTGGACTACTACCTGTTGTCGTAAAGTCTGAATATTCTTTAACACATCTTGAATCTATCGTGTCATCGATAGTCCAGCATTGTGTACAGTCATCATCACTTGATGCTGCTTCATATGCAGCCATATCTATCTCCCAAAAAACTGGATCGTAGTCGCTATTAACGTTTAGTACGCCTGCATGATCGCTACCCATACTATTATATGTTGTGGCAAGACCAATATCATTAGCTGTATTTGCAGCACCGAAACTAAGAGCACCACGACGCCCATTCGTTGGGATAGATCTCACCACGAGTGATCCACCAGAAATATCCCCTGTACCTGTTTGTTTCGCTCTTACGACAATCCCCAATCTATCGTTATTATGAGCAGTGTTTAACTGACCGCAATGAATTGCCACTGATCCAGATGAAGACCTAGTAATTTGTACACCATCTGCAACATCAGCCACCTTGTCTCCATCTGGATCAGTTTCCGTAAAACCAGCAGCTGTGATAGCTGCCCTACTTAATGTAGGGGCTAAATGTAAATTTTCATCATCAGTATTAGTGGCAATAGTTTGACTTTCTTTCCACCAATGAGCGGGAATCCACATTGAAATAGGTTGTGAGTATTTCCAATAAGCACCGTTCACTGTAGTAACACCCAAATCTCCATCTGACGCAGAAGAAGAAAGTAAACTATAATTTGACACTGAATCTATAGTAACCCCTCCAGAAGTTGGTGGTCTAAATGCCATAATTTTATTAATTAGATTTTTTAATTACCCCCCTTTTGCGTTATTAATTCTTTCGTTATGTTGTTATTTTTTACTTTCTAAGAGTTTTCAACTGACCAAATATCTCAATCTTTTTGTTTGCCAAACTTGTGTACATTTGTTCATAACTCTTATTAAATACCGAGCTAAACGCAACTGTCACCAACTCTCCTGGCAACCCCGTTGCTTTTACATATTCTGGATTTGCAGGCATATCATCTGGATTTTCATAGCTTTGTCTGGCAACGCGAATTGCCTTGACTACACCTTGACCACCGTTTGTCATAGACCGTTGGTTTTTAAATATTTTGAGGACCACAGACCCTGTTCTGTCACGTTTTAAATGTATTTCATCAATCACTACAATCGCATCTGTTAACTCTTCTTCAGCATCAAGTGGGTTTTTAATGTTTACTTTCAACATATCTATACACTTATTTGAAAAAATTCGAATGCCCCATCAACAATAGTGTTTGTTGCGGATACTTGCCCAGCTTCAAATCGTCCTTTTTGACGTGATCGAACACTTACTGATCCCGCAGAATTTGTCCCTGACTGCAATCTCCCCATACCGTCCGCAACGGTTAGTGTTGCAGAATTTTCAGAAATATCGACCCATTGGTCTGTATTTAGAGACGTACCAGGGAAGTTAGCTTTAAACACTGGAATTGTTGGTCCAGCCTTAAGTACACCAAAATGAGACACATGGGCCTTATGATCCGAAGAATAATCCGTTGGATTCGTGTTTCTAGCAAAATTGTCTGGGGTTCTATTAACTGGCATATTATGTTACTTCTAGTCCGTAGGCTGTGAAAGTTAAAGCGTCGGCAGTGTCAGTTCTAACAGCTAAGTTGCCTGTTGAATCGTTCATGGATATCTTTATTTCTACCGTGTCAGTAGAATCTGCTGATAGTGATATATCCCAAAAAAGGGCAGTCGTTTCGTCGTATGTAGTACCATTATCATCATGAAATATTCTGTACTTTGCGCTTGATACAGATGTATTACACACAACAACCGTATAAATATTAGTCTGAGTACTCGCAGCAGGAGAATACAAACTCGCAGCAGTAGTGTTTGCTGGTCGAAGCTGTCCCAATTGTTTAATCGTATTTGTTGCCATATTATGAAAATGCTAGAGCTGAGAGTAATGGATTAAATCCATCTACAAATGATTGCCCTGCTGAACTAACATTTATGTCTCCACTTGTTGTTGTTGCTAATGTAAGATCTTGGCTATCCCAAGTAATGCCTGTATTAGCAGTAGAAAGTGGCATCCACACTTCAGTAGTTGTATTATCCAAACAAGGAACCGAAAAATTATTTTCTATATATGAGCCTTGAAAATCGAAAGCATACGTATCATCGGCCTGTACACCAAGGTCTGTAAACGTTATTGCTTTATAAGTAGGAAATGTCCCACCACCAGCCTTAAAATGGGCAAAGTTAATACCTTGTCCCTGTGTGATGTTGGCTCCACCACTGTTAAAGATCGTTGATTGAAGGGCTTTAACTCCCGTTGTTCCACCACTTCCTGTAGCTTCTCCTTGCATGAAGAATCCTTGAACACCTGTTGATGAAGTCAACGTATCTGTGCCTATATATCTTGAAATGAACGCTCCACTCGTATACACAGAACTATCGTTAGCAGTAGTATCTGCTTGCATGATTACCTGACAAAGCTCAAATTGAGCGGAGGGATGATCTGTTCGAGTTGTATTAATTCTCACCTCACACTCATCCATGCGTACTTCTGGATCAGCTGTTGTGGTATCCACTGAAAATATCGTCTGTCCGCCAGTTGATCTGTTAACGCGAAAAGCATTAGCATCTTCCACGTCAATATCAAGGCCTCCTGTCAAAGGGTCATTTGTTGTGTTTAATTTTAAGTAAACTGCGTCTAAAGCAGCACTTGCTGCTCCTGACCCTTCATGGCTTGGCATAATTTATACTGTTATCCAAAAAACTTTCTGTGAAGCTACGGTTGCAATAAAATAAACCTTATCCGCATTATCTATTTCTACTTCTAGACTTTCGCCCGCCCCAAGCTGAAACCCATCTGTTGCTGCCGTAGTATTTGCTGTTACATCACTATTCCCTACATATATTGTTCCTGTGTTTGCACTATCTGCTTTAACCAAAACGCCCATTTTAGTTGGTATAGACGTAGTAGTAATCTGTACTGCACTTGTACCTACACTCGTACTTCCATGATCAAAATGGTTTTTTACTTCACTGGTATTAACTTTTTTATATCCACTATTCATAAATAATCCATGTAAGTAATTCTATTTGCGCTTCTAATTTATAAATGTCCTTTGTATGCTTTAAACGTTGCGCTCTCAACAATTTTTCCTCTAATTGTTCTTTCTTCTCATACAACTCTTTTTTCTCTTTGTAACAAATCCTTTTAATCTTTTTTCTCTTAGAGAGTTTAAATTTGATAGGCAAAATAAGTTTTTTTCTCAATTTGATCCACATATTACTCCGTAAAATTTAGCAAGTAGTCAAAATCTTCGTCTGCACTCGCGTTTTCAACAGTAAGCGTAAGGTTTCCGTATGCAGGAAGGCTCATATCGATATCGTTCATTTTGCCAACCTCGTCTTGCCGCTCATAAACGACACGATCATAAATATCAACCAACTTAATGTCATAACTTGTAGAAGATGTGGTTGGCTCTAGAAGAATTTGTTGTAAAACATTGAATCCCGCCGTTACATTGACCGATATTGTCCCCCCGTTTGTAGTAATTGTTCCTTGTTGCTTGTGAACTAACATACTTACGGTAATTAGTCAGATGCGGCAAACACCCAGGTTGTGAGAGACCCGTCCGTGTAGCTCGTTATCTCTACAGCAAATTGATTCAGTAAATCAGTATTAATTAAATATTGCCTTGTGTTATTAGCCACGGTGTCGTTATCAAGCGTAACACCAGTATCACCATCAATTACTGAGGAAGGATCTCTCAAGTCGTATACAGCTACATAGTCCCATATATTATCTACTGCTTGTGCTGAAGTTAAATCTACCTCCTCATTACTAAGAGCTGCCCCCTTAAATTTGAAAGTTAAACTTGAATTTGCAGCAGCGGAAACAGCAACAACAATATTTCGAAAATCCTTGACATCTACTACCGTGCTAGTTCCTGTCGATCCACCTGCATTAAAAATTCTTAGTTCACTTTTATGATTTCTTCTCATATTAAATTAATTATGTATAACTAAAACAAACGATTCCTACAGCTTCTCCTGCAGAATCTATTTCAACCGTCACCTGGTTGCCTGCGGTAACTGATGTATTTGAAAGGCTTGTCGCCCCAACAAGAGCCCCCGCACTCCCTATAGCAATGGTGGCAACCGTAGAGCCATTATTCTTAATAACAGCGTTTGCCGAACCATTAACAGATATGATAAACGCTGCCTCAATAGTTAAAGCTGCCGTCGCCCCCCCTGAAGGAAGTAAATTAACTGCCGTACCCGTAGAAGTACCTGCAGCGCAAAAGGGGTTTGTCCCTCCAGCCCCCACTAGATTTCCATCAGCATCAACATATGTAACTAGTGATCCACTAGAAGTAAGAATACTTAGTGGACCAGTGTGACTTGAACCTGCCATATTTCTTTAATTAATTATCTCTATAAGAAGCCCGAAGGCTTCCTAAGAAGTAACTAAGCGAGAGTTGCTGTTCCACCCATAAAGTGCCAAGCACCATTAGTGAAAAGAAGCCATGCAGAATCTCCAACATCATCAAAGGTAATAGTTGATCCATTTCCTAAGTTTGTAGGAGTTAGCGTACCAGCACCTGCATCTGTCTTCATTACAATAGCCTTCCACTGTCCTTCTGAACCATCTGCAAGTGTGAGAGCATTCGCACCCGTTGTTACAACATGTGTAATTGGGTTTGTAATGCTAACAGCACCAGCACCAGATAGTTCTTCGGCAGTAAGACCAAACTTGACCACACCTGAATTCAAACTAATAGTATCCCCTTCAGCATCACCAAGAGTGGTGTCACCAGAGGCTGTAATATTAGATGTTGTCAAAGGTGCATCAATGTTTCCATTCTCATCAACAAAAGTTACTTCTGTCCCACTGGAATCTCTGATTTTCAATGGGCCAGTAAAAGTACTTCCAGCCATAAATAATGGATTACAAATGTATTAATCCCCAAAGGGGAGAGGTGATTCTAGCCACCCAAAGCTCCAAACAATACCTATTAGGTAGTTCCGTTAGAAGCCACAAGACCTTCGTATGAGATAGGCCCTACGATTTCACGGTATTCAGCCTTATAGATGTAGTTGTTGTTAGCTTGATATTTGTAATCAACGATGTCAGTTACAACTTCTTGTCGAACCCAGCGGTATAGGCTGTGTTTTCGGCTCATCAAGAACCAAGCAGTGTCACTACCACCATTGTTAGCACCAAGGAAAGGAGATTGTTTCACTTGCATTCCTGGATAAACTTGTGAGAAGTAGTTAAGATCATTGTCAGCTGAAGCTGATCGGAGTTCTGACTTAGCAATGATTGTAGCTTCTTTAAAGAGAGCTGGTGGAACAACTAGACAGTGTGGAACGTAACCACCAAGAGTACCGTCTTGTGTGTGTTGCTCCATAAGAGAAACAACAAGTGTTTCAAGTGAAGTGTCGCTAAGGGCAGCAGTTTCAAGGTTATCTACAGTTTCTCCACTAAGAGTGGTGTGTGAGTTTGAAAACAAAGCAGCACCATCATTAGTAAGAGTTGTAGAGAAACCATTGTTAAGCACTTCGAAAGCGTTTTTATCACGTGAAAGTTGAGCGTTTCGTCCCATTCTTTCAACAAGACGAGTTACTACAGAATGTTGATCATCATCAAAGAATCTCTTTGAGATAGGCACAGATTGTGCATAACTAGCAACGTTGTAAGTGATTTGATTTCCAATTCGAGGTGTCTTTTCTGCAACATTTTGTTGCTCAGCACGTTCCTCGAAGTAACCTGGACCTTCAAACTGCTCAGTGATAATAGCAGCGCGGTCAGCAGAGTCCTGCATGAAAACGTAAGGGTCGAGAGCTGTAGCTACTCCAGGAGCAACTGGGTACTCGTATTCCCCATAAAACACAGCGTCAAGAGCGGTTTTCACGGCATTTGAACTCAATCCTGAGGTTAAAGCCATATAACATTAATTAACTTAGATTATTAGAGTGCACTATCAATGTGCATTGCAGCTGGTTTCACAGAAAAGCGAACCATTGTCAAGTCTGGATCACCACCAAGAATACGTAGGCCATGAACGTTATCGTCATGTCCTTCGTTTTCATCAACAGTGAATGTTCCACCTGTAAGGTCAAAAGCAACAGTATCCCCTACAAGGGCATCAATCTCAGATTGAGTGTCAAAATTAGTAGATGTAGTTGCTTTACATTCCAAAATAGAATTTGGAGCTGGTACGAACACCATAACTGAACCATCAGCAGTAGAAGTTTCAGTTGATTCTTCGGTAGCAATACCTACAAACTGGTCAGTCCCGATTTCTGGATCACCAGTTGCAAGCAAGATAACGAATGGAGAACCATCTGAAGCAAACTTCACAGGTTCACCTGCTTTAATCGTGGCAGAAGCACCTGAAGTAGTACGGTCATCTACAAGAAACTTTTGTACTGTTCCAGCGCCTTTTTCAACGATTTTTACATCATTAAGAGCCATATATAAACAAATTATTTAAGTGCCCCATACTTTTTAAGTAGTTCTTTATCAGCGGCGCTCCAGTTTTCTTTTCCTGGTTTAGGGCGTTTATGACCAGAAAACTCGGGACCACCAGCTGTATTTTGAGAAACCACAGCATCTTTCAATGTTTGTGCTTCTCTTTGGTATTTATCCTTGTCAGCCAAAGCAAGCGCTAATTCAACGTCTTGTTTATAATCACCTGTAGAGCGGATAACGTTCTCAAGATAATGTTCAACAATTTTCCGTTGATTGTCGCCTTTCGTGACTTTAGATAAATGTTCCTCTTTTTCTTTACGAGAAAGTTCTGCTTTGAACTGATTAAGTTCTTCACGGATAACAGACCGAATATCCTCAGCAGGATGCTTGTCTTCTTCCTGCGGAGTTTCTTTCTGTTTCTTTTTGAGTTTTACAATTGCTTTTTCAGCCTTTTCAAGCTGTTTCTTGTAATACTCCTCTGAGTCTTCTGTGGTTTGTTTAGAAGCGTTTTCCTCGCTCTCTGAAGTCTCTGCGTTTGTTTCTTCAGCGACAGCGGGCTGAGTAGTAGTTTCGTCTACTGGTGTTTCGACTGCCTGTTCTAGGTTTTCCATAAATGATTTATTACGGTCTCATCAGACCAAAGAAAAAACCCTGCTTAGTTAGCAGAGTTCTGTCATAGAGAGGAAAGAAATCACGCTAAACCCCTCGTGGACAGAGCTCTACGTCCAAGAGTGCGTGATTTTTTAGATTGTATTATTGCAGTGGTCTGTACACCTTTTTTTCCCTAGCTAGTTCTTCAATCATTTCTCTCATTTTAGCTAGTACCCATAATCCCATTTGGTTTTTTTCTATCTCTTCTTTTGTGTTTGATTCAAAATATATTTTTGCTTGTATTTGTTTACTCATTTGTTCCTCTAACCAATCATACACCTCTAGAGACTTCAATGCTTTCGCCTCTGCCTTATACTTCCTTTTCTCTTGATCATTTAAACTTTTAAACCCTTTCTTTAATTCAGCTAAATTTACTGTTCTAAACAAGGATTTCATTATCTGGTCAAATAACCATTGCTGTCTTTTTGTGGCTTTACCTGCTGCTATCTTTTCTATCTCTTCTTGTATTTGTTTTCTTGTTGGCCTTTTCATACTGCTGGTGCATTTTGCAATTCTTCAGCTATATTCTTTTGTTTCTTTAACAGTTTTTCTTCTTCACCTGGGAGGAAGTGTTTGATAAATGCTCTCGTGTTTTCTTCCTGATTAATGAATGGATTTTGGATTGTTCTATCGTAGAATGCTACTCGCTTCTCTAGCTCTATCTGCCTACTTGTGAAGTTTGGTTCCACTTTTACTAAGTATTTCATTCTCTTAAATGCATCTGGATTCACTTGCGATATTGTCTGGGTTTGTACAAGCTTTCCACCTTTATTTTGAGTTGATCTATTTAACAATTCAAGCTGTGCAGCTTGTAGTTCTTCTTCACTTTCAGGAAATTGATTTGTAAACTCAATTCTTCTGTCCATCGTCTCACCTTTCACATTGCGATCTTTCATCATAATACTCGCAAAACTCACCCGAGCATCGTCCCCAGAAACTTCCATCACTTCAGTGAAAGGCATATGTTGAGTGACAGACCCAACAAGTAATCTTCCAATATCTCTAATAAGAAAACTAATCCTCTTTCCAAATAATCCAAGCTTAATAGCTGCATTCTGTTCAATCCTTGCAATTTCAAACTTTGTTCTATCTCCTGGCAACGGAGCTCCACCAGCTAACTCACTAGCCGAGACCTCAGTACCTTCACTCTCTAATTGAGATAATACTGAAAGACCAGCATTTAAATTTGTCCCTTGTTGAATAGGGCTAACTTGAGTATCTGGACCAAATGGATGGACAGAACCAGGGATAAACACTGAATTATCAATATTTTCTTCACCATAAACAGCTAAAGGTGGCATTAAGGAGAGATACGTACCATCAATAATCATTCGATGCATAATGTCTAGTTCGTCCTGAATACCTTTGAGATTCTGCACGAGAGGCTTAAAGTAGAAGAATCTACTACTAATACGTTCGTACCCATTAAAAGCAAAAGGGTACATCTTATCTTTTCTTTGCATTGGTCGTTCTGGGTCGCCATGAACAAGAACACCACCTACCAATACAAGCTCAAGATCAGCGCTTCTATTGTAATAAACATCCTCTGTTACAAGTCTATTTTGAAGATTATCATCGTAACGATCAAAGAAAGTGTCCTCTTTGTCTGCATAGCCCACTCTTACTCCAGGAACCACATACTTAAAGTCTTCAAGATGCCCGTACTTAACCTCTGCCTCTGAATAATCAATGATACGACTATAAACAATAAAAGGCTGCTTTTGCAGATCAGATTCGTAAATGTTTGCAATATAAAAATCTTCAATAGGGACATGCATAAGTTTAAACCCACTATAAATCTCGTCTACCACCTCTTTAATCGTATAATCCCCATTATCTAGTATTTCTTTAACTTTTCTCTTAACTTGGGAAAATCCTTGATAAATACACTCTCCAGGATATACCGCCATGTTTGTGGCAATATCAATAAATTTCTCTGAGTAATTATCTTGTTCAAGTACATATTCGATAACATCTTTCATTACTTCTGCCATTTCACGGTCTTCTTCATTATCCCTATTTTGAGCAATAATACTTGGGAAAAGAATAGACTGTGTTACTTGAGCGACAATATTCCTTACTTTATTTCTAGTAAAGGGCTTTACAATATTTGACTTCCAACTATCAGAGGGATCATCCTCTCCACTAGGAGTATTTTCATTAAATCTAACTTGGCATTCATTAACATAATCAATCAAATCCAAGTTATCAAATTCCTCATAAGTGTTATTTCTTACGTTATCTGCAATACCATAATCACGCATTACTTCTGCAATGCGTTCTTTGATAGCTTCTGAAGGATTATATTGACTATAACTCTTCTCAACTAATTTCCCTTTTTTATCCCTAAGGGGTTCAATAAATAAATCCATAGTTATCTTCGTAAATATCCGCCTTTATGTTGTGGAATAAATGATTGTCTAAATTTATTAACGGGTTTTAATTCAAAGTACATTCTCATAATAAAACAATCTGCTATATCTGGTGACCTTCCAAGTGAATCTTTCATTAAATCTTTCCCTATAAGAGCCAATTTCCCATCTTTGTCTGGGTTCTTTCTCTTAAGCTGCTCTAACTCTTGGACAAGCAACTCTTTGATCGTCTCATCTTTGATCGTAACCGCAATTTGATGGTTGTTGATAGCATCAGCCAGTTTAAATGCACATTGACTTTTAAGGTTCTGATAATTCGGTTTGTATCCTGTTTTAGGATTATCATATTGTGTTTGGATTGCACTTCTATTAGCTACGAACCCTTTAATACCTTGTAAACGATCTACAACTCCACCACCTACTCCATCTTCATCCACCAGTATCTGACTAAATGGGATTCTATTGTAGAGTGCTAACTCTTTTATTTCTTCTACTACTTGCTCTATAGAACTTTTATCTAAAGTTTTTATCTTGTAGCACTCCATCCCATCCCATAGTGTAAACACTGTTTTATCTTTACCAAATCTAGCTACATCAACTATTAGATACTTTTGCCCTGGGTCAATATGGTTTGTAAACATGTCTTGGATTGCTTCATACTCTACAATCTTTGCTGGATCATCATCATATTCCCAGTTACCGAGCATGAGCCTTTGTTTTGTTGCACTGTCTTTAATCTCAGAGAGTGATTCACCATATTCCTTAGCAGTGTATGGATTATCTGTATAAAGACTCTGAATAAAATGCCAACCCTCAGCCAATCTTTTTTCTCTATAGGGTTTATAAACCTCTCGGTATAACCACCCCTTAGAAGGGTTACAGGTCAGGAATATCTTCGGGAGAAGTTTAAACTCTTTATTCTTATGACGACCAATACGAGATTTAAGAACATCAAATGCAAGGAAATCAACTTCAGAGGCTTCTTCAATCCATCCTCCTGTGTACTCTAGACTTCCTAAACGCTCATATAATGGGTCTTTTGGTTGGTACGCTAGGTCAATTAGGTCTACTCTAGAACCGTTAGAAAACTCAATAAAGTTGTATTGACCATTTAATCTCCAATCTTCTTTAGGAATACCATGATGTCTGCACACTTTATTCCAGGTAACATAACTGCTGGTCATTAAACGCTTTAGCTCACGTCGAGCTATAAACCATTTTGATCCAGGATAAAAGTAACAATTTGTAAGGAGCCATTCACATCCAATCCAACTCTTCCCACCGCCAGCTAAGCCCCCCCACCAAAAACTATGTACTTCGCCACACTATCTCTCAATTTGTCCCAAGCAACATGTTGTTTTGGAGTGGGTTTGATAGTAGGAGTAAGTGACATAACTTTTGAAGGGGGGAATCTAGTTATACCAACGTTTATGTACGTTGTCTTTCAAATGTTCTCGTCTATGGTCAGCCCATGACATTACCTCTAAATTATCTACTCGATTATCTTGTGTTTCACCATTTATATGGTGCACTACTTCGTTGTCATCTAAATACCTGCCTAGATGCTGCTCCATCACTAACCGATGCTCTCTTACATACCCCTTCTTAGTAGAAAAGGGATGCTCTGGCATGTAAATCAATGTGTACTTCTTTCCACCTTTTCTAGGCTGCACATGGGTAAACCCTTTTTTATTGTATGCTTCTTGCCCTTTAATAAACCTTGTATTTTTACCATTCTCTTCCAGAATCTTATTCGTCACCTTCATTGAACAATCCCTACTACAGTACTTACCTCTACCAACCTTTACTTTTGATGGATACGTCTTAAACTCTTTTTGACACAATTTGCAATTCCTTATCATACATCTTCCTTCTTTTCTGGACTGACATAGTTGAATCCACTTATCTTTTCACCTTTAGTAGTATGGTCAATCTTCTCTGCTACATTAGCTATATACTTAAAGGCCATTTCAATACTCTTTTCGCTTCTATCTATTAATGCCTTATCTCTAAGTACTTCTACTAATTCAGGCATCCAAGTTTTAGCTTCGTTAAGGCAATTATCTACTATTTTCTGTTTAAAACTTGTCTTTCCTGTTCTCCAATAGTAAGTAGCTTCTGGAATACCGTATGCGTTATACATTTCCTTCTGTTGGGGTCTGTCGCTTTTTGGTTTTGCTAATTGTTTTGCTATCTCGTCCCACATCTCTTCTTTCTCTTCTTTTGTCCTCTCAGAATATTGTTTTAATTTCATACTACAAACCTTTTACTCGCCTTTGCATTTCATGAAATCTCTTATCTCTGCTAGAAGAATGCTTTCCAACTTCAGTTACTCCACCGTGACTCTTAACTAAATTCTTCACTTGTTTAGCTGAAACTTGCTTCCCATCAACTTTAAAACGTCCAAAGCCATCTTTTTGAACTATTGAACCTCCATTAGTGTGAAATTCTTTCATGATAATTACTTGCTTATGGGGAGTACCCCCACTAGCTCTCAATCAACGTGAGGTTGTGATTGAGTACGCTCCATAAAAAAGTACAAAAACCAGCCTCGTGTGCTGGTTCTATCATAAAAAACTAATCATCCTTATGGATATTTTAATATTCTTAACATCCAAATGCAAACGGGTCTATGAATAACTTTCCTTATCTTTTTTCTCCTTCCTTTTTCTTAACTCTATGAGTTTTCCTACCCCTTTATCAGCAACAATATATAGATAATTTTTATCCCACACTTCTGCCCTTTCTATTTGCCTTAACAACCTTTCTATTTTATTCTCTGTTAAATATATCTCCCTTTCCACATCCCCAAAGTCATTAAGAAAACAATGACCACATGAACCATCAAACCCTTTAGGACCAACAGTTCTATTACAAGATCTACACTTTACCCTTTTTTTCTTTCTTTTTGTCATAACTTACAAGCATTGAAGTTAACTGGAGGGGCGTTTAACGGTACGCCCCTGACCGTGTAATATTACGGAGGTTCCCTTCCACCTCTGCCAAGGTAACAAAGAGCAAAGTACAGGAAGATGAATGCAATAAACAGGAAGGACTCCCTGGTGACTTCATCCATTAGCCACCTCCAATTCCTGACTGCAACCTCCATGAGAGCAGACATAAACCTTGCTACCCGCCCATCCATGGCGGCCTTTGTGTTTGAAGACTTGGGTCTTCTTGCACTTAGGGCAGTAGAATGACCTTTTGGCCACTTTTGCTTTCGTTTTCATCCATATCCCCTTGGCCGTCTCCTCGGACCGCGTTGGCCGAAGCTGCTCTCGGTGTACGAGTGGTTACACTTGTCACACCTGTAGAGCTTCTTCAGCGTATAGATGATCACCTGACTGTTCCGCTCCTCTCGAATCAGATAGTACCTGCCATCACAGGTTTTACGTTTACACACAGAGTTTTTCTCCTGCGCTAAGGTTCGGGTCGTTGTTCCGACGACGAACGTTGTGAGCTGTGATGAGATCCGTATAGCCATCATGGCCAAGAATCCGCTTTGCCCAGTACATGAGCCCCATCTTGCCGTTGTTATACTTCCACGGACTTTTGATGAAGTCGAGAATAACTGTCCTTGCAAGACTCTTTCTCATGCTCTGATCCTCATCCTGATCTTGAAGCTAACGACATCCCCAGTCAGTGGACTGTAGTACACTGCTTGACCGAAGAAGACGATCCGTTTGAAGAAGATGTTGTAGTTGATCACCTTGACTGCTGGGTACATTTGACCTCCTTGGTCTCCACCGACTCGATGTTGGTCCCAGTGCATCGGTGACAATGCCACCGTTTAGTCCCAGTTACTCGGTTAGTCCTGACGTGAGTCTGTTCTGTCTGCCTTCGACAAATCCAACATGGACGTTTCATGGCTGCCTCCGTTGACTAGCACTCACACAAGAGAGGGCAAGGATTTGCCGAGATTGCCGTATAGTGGCTTCTAACCTCAGAGGGAATTACGGCGTTCCCATTACAGTTAGTCGCTTTACTCGTATAGTCACCTTGCATGGTTAATACTTACACTAGAGTTAGTTGTAACCACTTCCCTAGTTTTTTGTCTGCGTCTACCTATTCCGCCACCTCTCTTGTGTAAGAACTAATAAAAAATTATTTTTCTACACCTAGAACACATCGTCAATCCAACTTCATTATTTTCAGTTGTAAAGACATTTCCAATCCACTCCCAATCATGAAACCCCAAAAAACAAAGTAATCTTTTCATATAATTATTCACAATCCGCATCATGGTCGGTGTTATAGTCGGTATCTATGTTTTGGCCACATTTATCACAATGTTCTATACTCATATATGTTTAGTTAAAACTTATAGGTTGTTTGTTATTTAAGGTTTATTCTAGTGTAAGAAATGGGACTGCTGACCCTGGTACAAATTGTGTCGGTAATTTACCATCCCATTTTGCAATGGCCTGTAATTGTACGTAGTCTTTCCCACCTTGCTGAGTAACGGCCTGAGCTTGGATACGGATAGATTCTGCCTCTGCCTTAGCCTGTTCTATTTGCTGTTCTGCTTCAAATTTCACTTGTTCAAGTTTATTCTTAGCCTCAAGTGCACGCTGTTCTGCTGTTACTTTTGCTTCAATCGCGGCATTAAATGACTTAGAAAATGAGAAGTTTGTTACTGCAAATTCAGTCACCAAAATATGTTCTTCTCCTAACTTTTCTTTCAAAAGCTCTTTAATTGCATCTCTAACTTCCCCCCGTTTTGTTACAAGTTCTTCAGCATTAAAGTTCGCTGTTATAGACTTTACCGATTCCTGGATTGCTGGATCGATAACTTGTACCTGGTAACCCTTTCCAATTTCTTCCCATAAAAGACCAACTTCATCGGGTTTTAAGTTGTAGTTAAGTGCGATAGTTGCAGAAACACTTTGCAGATCTCTTGATGCAGCATCAGCAGCAACCTCTATCTTCTGTGTTTTTACATCTAATTTCTTATAATCTTCAATAAACGGAGCCCTCCAATAAAACCCCTCTGATTTTACATCTACAACTTTACCAAATTTTATTACAACTGCTCGCTCCCCAGGATCAACTATCTCCGCCGAAGCAATGACAGCTACAAATGAGAAAAGTGCGAGAACTCCTACTAACCCTGCTGTTACTTTTGTAAGCATACTATTTTTTTTTACTCTTTTTAAAAAATAAGTCTTTCACTAACCAAACAAAAGTTGTGACCATAACCAACAAAAATATTGCTGGCAAAATTATCTTCATATATTTATTATATTACTAAGTAAAAGGAACGAAGGAGTTTTGAGCAGACTCCTTAAACTGCGAGGGGGTCTAGTTGTCTAGACCAGCGAAGAGATGTTTATGCCGTACTGTAGCGAATAGTTGTACGAAGAGAATTTTCCATGCTTTATTTGTGTGCTCCTAGTGTTGACGCTGGTAACGCCTATGCCCAATATTATTCACTAGGCCCCTATTTTATATTATTGATTTTAACATCCAATCACAGTCTTCTTGTGGTTCGAGGTATGTACATTCATAATACTCCTCTTCTCCTCTTACCTGAAACATCCCTGCGACTATTAGGATACAGAAAGCTATTATTGTAAGTAATACTATAGCTCCAAAGAATACTTTATTCATAGCATGTAGTACTTATCCAATAAAACTATTATGTCTTCAATACTTTCTTCACCTAGGAACCACCAACCATCTCTTTTCTCAGCTCTTATTCTCTTTTGTCGTATCCAATGTCTTATAGAATTATCTGACATACCAGTCAATTTTCTTGCCTCTGAAATGGTCATATGTATTTATTAATAAACTCTATAGCCTCTTCTGCTCCTTTGCATATCTTTGCCACCACTCCATCATTTATTTTATTCAGTGCTTCAAGCCATTCTTTTTGTACACTTGATACCTTTCCACCTTTCAACCTTTTCATTTCTATAAATAGAAGATGATCTTTTGTGACGACTAGGAGATCAGGTAGTCCTGCTCTTAATCCTTCTTGTTTGTTCTTTGTCTTTTGTTTCCAACTTCTTGTGAATGTACTGTTAGGTATAGAAGAGAATTTAAGACCTCTGAATTCTAGATAATCAACTACAGCTCTTTGTTCTTCTGATTCTAAAGGAACTGACAAAGGTTTATTTTTTAATTTCATAGAAAAGATCTTTTAGTCCACGTTCCTTAGCTATTTTCTCCCTATTACTCTTTCTTGAATGATACCAGGAGTGACATTTACCACACACCCACGTCAAGTTTCTTACATCATGTAGATTGGGATGGTTTGGAATTTCAGATTTGTAATAAATATGATGAACACTGAAGTTAAAAGCTGTTGTTCTCCCACATCTTTCACAACCATAATGCTCTATAAAATTTCCTTGATCTTCAATATATTTTATATACTCTTCTTTGTACTTCACAGATCAATATTGTCTTTAATCTCTTGGATTTTCTTTTCAAACCATTTTCTTTTAAAATCTTCAAAATCACTTTTCATTAGTCCTGCATCGTGTCTGGTCTTCCAGTAGACAAATAGTGTATTCCTTAGTCTTTTACTCTGGCTCTTCTCTTCCATTTCAGGAGCCTGTTCTGTGGGGACATCCTCTGGCTGTATCTCATTTTCTTTAAATAAAAACCAGCCTTGTTTGCTATTCAGTTTGAACAGTGCAGTCAATTCGGCTGGATCTAATTCGGGGCAGTCAACGGTGAAGGTGAGTGTGTTGTCGGCTCTCATCTTAGGTAGCCTAATTGTTGCTGGTGCTTGAAATAATTGTTTCATACTATTCCCATTTATGTTGACTTGAATACCACGCCCTAGTTCCGTTTTCCTTCATCTCATCCATTGCCCATTTAATGTTACACACATAGTCTAGTCGGCAACTATCTGGCACTCCGTGGATACTATTTATTTGAAAAACTCCCTTGTCGTCACTTCCGTTTGTGTTGTGGTTTACAGCTAGTGGTTTGAAATGACTTTCTGCTCTGGCAATATCTAGGGCTGTCTGTGCGTCCACTCCTGCTAGCTGACTCTGAAACACTATTTCTTGTTCCACCGACCTTTGTGTTTGTTTTACTTTGACTATTTGTACAACTTCTTTCGTGGAAGAAAATACATAAGATCCATACCAAATTGAGAAGGCTGCGGTAACTATTAAAGCTAATATGACAAGCATTTTAGATTCCATACTATTTTTTGTAATGTTCTCTATATTTAACTTCTTCTTTTAATTGTTCCTCGGTCGAATCAACTAATTCACGTCGCTTCCTAACAATTGCCTCAGGCTTATACTGCCTTATCGCCCACTTAACCTCATCAGGAAAATCGATGTTGTGCTGTTGGCAAGCAGTTTCCCAGACCCTTAAACAGAATTCCGTGTTGTTAGCAGCACTGTCTGGATACTGAGAAAAAATGTACTTAGCTTGTTCGTCTGTGAAAGGCATACTAGACAACAACAGAGCTTTGTTTATTTTGATAATCTTCTTCACTCATCACTTCACCAGTCCCAAGCTCTGGATAATGCCCATGATCAAGATTTACATCTGGGTTATGTGCATCCACCCATTGACCAAATCGTTTAATTACCTTAGTCCCATCGTGAAGTCGACCCTCAGTGTGGTCATTCTGCACAAGGTTCTCTGGAATCACACTCACCACAAATGAAAGGTTGATATATCCTTTTACGCTTGGTACAAACACCAGGCCTTTCATTTCACCTTTAGCAATATTCTTTGCCTCGTCTTCAGTAATCCAATATCGTTCTTTGGTTTGGGTAGTTATTTGGTATTTCATAGACTTCTAACAGATCTTGCTGTTTGTTTTATTTTCTTAATCCCTGCAACAATATCCCCACGCTTATACCAAAGTTTTTGCACAGAACCAATATTGGGTGAGTACTCATAGTTGGCGCAGAACAAAAGCATCCCCTGTATCTGTTCTTTGTTAAAATTATTCAGCACGTGCCGAGCAAAAAAACGATCCTTTGACCCAGAAGACGGAAAACCCATAATCTCCTCAAAGGTCTTCATAATCCAATTAATATCTGAATTACCAAAATCCGTATTTGTAGGCTCTGCCTCTACTATTACGTTAGTAATAGTAGTATTATCTTTTTTTATATTATTATCTTTCTTTATATAGCGTGAGGTTTTCTCCTGCGGGAGGTTTTCGCACGTTGGGGTTTCCACTAATAGGTCTGGTAGTTTTAAGTTATAATTCATGTGACCATCCACTCGTTTTTCACGCACCAAATATTTTGCCTCTTCTAGTTCATTTATCGCTGCTCTGACTGCCGATTCTCCATCTTTTGTTTCATTGACTATTCTTCTTATTGCAAAGTTCCAGTTGTTTGGTTTGCATTGGAAGTATGCGAATAGACCTTTGGCCTTGAATGATAGGTTAGGATCATTCATTACTTGATTTGGTACTTGGCCGTATGGGACTTCAATCTTAGAGAGTTTCATAGGTGGTTGATTCCTAGGCTGCACCACCAGTGACAAGCTGTTCAGTGCTCAGCCTAGGAAGGCTGATTAAAATGGAATTTTGTTTACGTCTATCGGTTCTGAGCTGCCAACAGGAGTGCTCATGTCTGGCTCTACAGTTCCGCCAATTGCTTCTGCTGCCTCTTGGACCTGGTTTTTCCCCCTTACCATAGCCATGAGAGTTTGGTATTGGCTTTCAAGAATTTCTATTCTTCTTTCTAAAGCATCTTCCTTTTTTGGAGCTTTGAAGTTCCAGAATGTCTTGCCATTGTGTTCTTTCTTGAAAATATCTAGTTCTACCTCATCTCCTTCTTGCCAACTTGGAGAGTACTTCATGAATCCATTAACCCATTGGTCTTCCCCCTCCTTATTTTTGATCTTTACCCCTACTTTGTTTGTTGGTCCAAACTTCCCTTCAAAGGGTTGAACGCTTACCTGCAATAATTTAACCTTCTTGATCATATTTACATATTTACACCTTTGAATACTTCTTTGTGTTTTGCTTGGGCTTTAGCAATCGCCACTGACAATTTTACTGCTTCATCAACTACCCCATCCCATTCTTCTTTTGTTAATGGTTCTTCTTTCCTTACTTGTTTATAGACAACTTGTGTAAGAATACTTAGGTCTCTGTTTTCCATCATATAGCTCCTGCTAATTCTGCATTAAGTATTTGGTATCTGTAGCACACTTCGCAGGCTTCACCTTGGCATTCATGTACCATGAACATCTCGTGAATAAACTCAATTGGATCTTGACTTCGTTCATCCATATTGTTAAAATTTACTCAATAAGGCTGGTAGGGCGTTTATTGCAAACACCACTAACAGTGTTATTAAAAAGAAACTCGTGATGGGGTTTTCTTTTTTTTCAATCAAACGACCATTAATATCAAATTCAGAAAGATACCTGCTGAAGTCCACCATGGCTTCTTTTTTATTTACTTTCCATCCTTGTTTATGTTTCATACGATTAATCTTTCATCACAGAAAGCTGAATCTATTTTTTCGTCTACAGCTTCCCATTCTAAGTTAGTTACTTCTTCGACCTTTTTTAGTAATGGCTCTTTTTCTAGTGCTTTATCTAGTGGGTAGAGCATCCCTTCTAACCATTTAACTGTGTTTTTCATAGTGTGATGGGGTTATTTAGCAAGACTTGTACTAGCCCGTGTAATCCGTACCAATCACGTATACAACACCCGAAGGTATATAGTTGTACTAGATGCGATGGTTACGAGATACATAGGCTAGTTAGCCTTTCCTAAAGAAAGAGTGGTCTTCCTTATACTAGGATTGAGCTTATTAGCTCACCTGAGCAGAAGCTCAAGTCAGATAACAATAAAAAATCACGTGCGATTAACACGTGATTTTGTTTACTAAGTTTTATTTACGACACTACATGATGGGTTTTAGGTCGCTTAAATTAGATTGTGCGACCCTTTATCATGAAGTCTGTAAACTCCTCTCAGAGCTCAATTTCACGCGTTATACGCTATGTTTAATCTGATTGTAAGGTGCCCTTTTCTGCCTCTTCTCTTTCTTTTCGTTTTGCAGCTCTTGCTTTATTGAGAGCTTGGTTTACTTTCTGACGTTCTTCTTTTGTAGTTTTAGCCCATCTTATCTTTGCTAGGGCACTTGCTGCTTTCGATACATCGTTCATATCAATTTCTTATGTTCTGGTTATATTATATGTCGTGCGAACGAATATGTCAAACCCCCTAATGTGGATAACTCCCCTACCCTCTCACACGGTGGTATTCTTTCTTTAAATGCGGGTTATGAACACGTACATAAGGTTCTAAAGAGTTCAGACTACTATGGCCTAAAACTTTTTGAATTACAGGTAGTGCCACATTACCTTCTAGCATATCAGTTGCAAGCCCAGAACGGAAACTATGGGGTACTACTCCCCTACCACATCTGTATTTCTTAATTATTCTTTGGATAGCTCTCACACTAATTCTCTTTCCGTATTTATTATTTCCAACTCCTAGGAATAATGATTCATCCTTAGCATGTAATTCTCTCTCGTAAATGTACTTCTTGAGAAGATCATTAGTCTCATGATCCCAAACTACTAACCGTCTATTCTTATTTTTCTTAGTGAGCACAACTGCCTCTCTAATGTCTGTATCCATATCACCAATATCTAGTGATACTAATTCTGAAACACGTAACCCTGTCGCATACAGAAATCTTATAACAGTCCTGTCCCTAAGTCCAATGAAATCTTTTCTCTTAACATTCGCCATCATACTCTTCATCTCTTCAGTCCTAACTGTAGGAAAGTGAACAGATGAGTATCGAGGGATCCTGATAAGATTATAATCCCAGTCAATCAGTCGCCTCATGTATAGGTATCTAAAAAATACTTTAATAGATACAACCATGAAAGCTACACTGCTTTCTGCATAGTTCTTTCTGTTTAACAAAAGAACATACTTAGTTATCTCTTTGATTGTGATGTCTTCTACATGGGTATCTTTACCCATATATTTAACAAACCTCTTAAACAAAGAAGTATAAGTTTGATTTGTCCTCATAGAGTAGTGGGATTGTCCCCACTCTACGAAGTCATCAAATGCATCTTGCAATAACATACACGCTCATTTCTGAGGCGTGATTTTGTTATTACGCCCCATGATCCCCAATAGGTTGTTGCCAACAGCTAAGGCTTCCTTGATATTACCAGCTTCAATGAAATCCATCATTTCTTGAAGTATGTCTATCTCAAGTTGCCTGTTGGCAGATTCCAGTGCTCGACGCGCACTATGGAGTTCTAAGTAAAGTTGTTGCTTCTCTTCTCGGGTCTTAGCCGTTTCTAACTGGCCAATAACACGATTGATCCGCATTCTCACAGAATGAAGCGTACTAACATCCTTTTCCACCTTCTCTTGGTCTTCCTTGATTTTCTTCGTTTTTCTAGGCATACGTATATACCCCCACCCCTATATTGAAGGGATGAGAGAACTTATCACAATATAATATATATGTCAAGTATTTAGCTTCCAATACTTTTGCACATATATTATACTATACATAGATAAAAACTTCATCCACCTTATGGAATTACGTGATTATTTTATACTTGGTTTAATAATAGGCGGGTTTGCATTCGTCGGAGTTGAGCTATATTTTTACCTAAGTAAGCGCCAAAATAGTGGTGAAATCGATACTTCTTTGCCCAAGAAATAAAGCATGGTATACTATTGACATATTGGGTAATCCATGGTTTATTAATTACCCAAACAAAAGACCCGCACTGTTCAAAGTAAACGGGTCTTATGTGAGTCCTAGGACTCGTTTGAAGTAGAAGTTGATGTAATTACATCTTCTTCTTTTTTTTGCTTCGCAGGTCGAACTTTGTCAACCCAAAAGCAAAATGCTTTCAGTCCACGGCTACTAGCGTAAACACGCTGACCCTTTACCGTGATCCAGGGTCTACAGATCATTGGCATAAGCCGATCTATGTTGTATCCCCATCATTTGCCGTAATGATACGCACAAAACAGGGCGAGGGAATGAGGACATAATAAATTACGCCCTGCAGGAAATGTCACAAGCATGAGACACTTTCTGCATAAAAAAAACCATTTCAAGAGCAAGAGCTTCTAGGGTTAGTTTTCAGAAAACATCACCCTGAGAATTAGCGTTCTCAAAGTACAAGTACCCCGAGAAGCACCAGCTTCTAAAATGGTTTCTGGTTATTTCTTGCTATCTCCCGCTAAAGAGATACTAATTTGTAAAAGATTAAACCTATTATACCTCCTCCCCTATCCTATTGTCAAATATTTGGCTAGTGTTAGGTAAATTTGGCTTTGTCAAGTGAAAAATATATTACTTTGTTGTATACTCAGTATACCCCACCCCCCACCTGTACGGGGTAGTTATCTTGTACAGGTAAGATTGCTTTCAGTGTAAGGTAGCTATTTAGAGCCGCTACAGCCCATGTACTCTCTTACTTCCTTGTTTAACGTCATAGAA